TGGGGGACTAGGATTCGAACCTAGGTTGACGGAGTCAGAGACCGTTGCAACGTGCTGCAATGTGCCGCAAAGTGCGGAAAGAGAAGGCCTTAGAGACGCGACCGGCACTATGAAGCGGTGTTGGGCTACAGTGCGGTTGACGGTTTGTTGACACTTTTTAGGGGATGGCTGGCGCATTGGTGGTCCAAGCGGCTGTTATTGCTACTCTGGTAAAGCTTTTTAGTTTTTCCGTTTCATACAATCGATTACTTCTTGATCGATTACGTTGTTGGGCTTAATGCATTTCTTTACTGGTTGATGAAGTGGTTCTAGCGGTTCTAAATTGGCTTGAGCCCTTCCGAAAACGGTATTCCTTAAGACTTCTTTGCTGAAGGCGTTGGCGGTTTTGCCGATTGCGCCGCCAACGGTTTTGGCGGTCTTGTCTACTATTTCATCGGCTGCTCGTTCTAACTGCCGTGTCGCAGCGGTTTGGTTGCTTGGTGGCGAAGTTTGGGCAGGCTGGCGGGTAGCCAATCTGGTTATTGGCGGTACTGATGTTATTGGCGGTGCGGTTGCTGTTTTTGTGCTGAATGTTTCGGCGATGGCTTTGAGCATACCCAAGGCGAAGCCGATATTCAGTATGAATAGGATGATGGCTGCCAGGACGATGGCTAAGGTGATTTTTAAAACGCCTTTGAAAAAGGAGTTGTTTCCGCTTTCGTTGTAATGATCGCGGTGGGCTATTGGTCGCATTCCTTTCCGTCCTTATGTTCTTGCGCTCGTTCATTGACCGCTAGGGAACTCCCTCCCTTCCATCGGCTGACTACCTTTGCGGCTATCAGCCACCCGTCCCTAGTTTCTTTCTGCTTTCCTCAATTTGCGGGCTGATTTGTCCAGACTCTGGCAGGGTTTCTCCTGTAACTATCCAGTATGTGTACTGAGGCCAAAGCTTCCTTATGGCTTGTATATGGTCTTCGTTTACGCGTTGCTTTCCGGTGAAGAGATTTCCCCACTTGTAGGCGCTTATTCCTGTTTGTTCCTCGAGGTCAGTCTTCGACAGCCCTGACGCTTCTACTAATTGCTTGATTCGATCTAACATCGTGTAAAAAGTACTTAGTACTTGACTTCCTGCTAGGTAAAGAGTACTATGTACTCGACTGGCGGCATTGCGCCGCAAAGTGCCGCAACAGGGGGAGATTATGGACAAGCAAGCCACCGGTCAAGCGCTCGATCTCGACCATCTTCATAGGGAGCTGGTGCAAACAACCGCCGCTCTCTACGTTCACGAAACGTCATCTTGGTTTTCCTATCGCATTGCCGAACGGATAGCCCTACTCGGTAAGCCGGTAGCGGACGTCACTTTGGGCGAACTTGCCGCCTTCATGGAAGAAGAACGCGCCGCCGTTGATAGACAGGTCGCGTAAGGGGCGCGCCATGGACGAACTACAGCAAGCATCCCAGTCCGTTCCGCCCCTGGTACCTATTATGAGCCGCGAACGCTTCGCCGAACTCACCGGCCTGTCCATCGGCGTCATCGACGGCTGGACCGAACGCAACTACCTCCCCACCGTCCTCATTGGCAAGCACCGTCTCGTAAACCTGGTGCTACTTCACAAGCAATGCCTGGAAGCGGAGACCTACAAATGAAAAAGCCGGCCTTCTCCCACGATTGGATCAACGACTGGCCGTCGGGCTGGTGCCAACGAAGCCTTCCTTACCGCCAAGGCCATCAGGCCGGCTACGACTGGGTACAGGCCGGCAAGATCGCCGGCACCCTGCAAAAGTGCCCTTACGTCGAAGGCTCCGTTGAAATGGACGCTTGGTTCGCCGGTATGGAAGCCGGCAAAGATCGCGGTATTCACGACCAACTGGCCGCCTAGGAGGTGTTGGATATGGCTACTCGCAAGCGCCCCACCAAAAAACAGGCAAGCCGCCCCGTAACCGGCCCCCAATCCAAACCCCACGCCCGCCGCAGCCAGTCGCCTACTGCAACAAATGGTTCACCGGCGCGGCCACGCATACCGCTTGTCCCGAATGCGAAGCCGACTTTGTTCTTCTGCTCGGCTACTCGCCCAACGAACAAGCGCAGGCCCCCGCGTGAATCCGCACCAGTCCCCAACGGCAGTCTTTCCGGCGTCCGAAAAACGCCCGCGCGTCCGTCCTTCCTCCACCCCGCGCGAAGCCCGGTGCCCCGTGTCCGGCACCGAAACTACACCGGAAAGACTCCCCTTGGCGACTGCAACCCGCTCGGCCCGACTCCAGGCCAAACAACCACGCCCGCACGCCATCTTCCCGGCTTGTCAGTCCGCCCCGTGTGTCCCCAAACGCCCACCGCGCGGCGAAGCGCGTCCCGAACCGTCTTCAAGAAACGCACAGCCGGGAAGTGGTCGCCGCCCCGCCGCCGACCACCCCGGCCCAAGCACCCCACTAAAAGCTTTTTCGCTATTTCCGCTCACCGTACCGCCCCGGTTAGCGGCCTCCCATAAGGGCGGCGTTTAAACCCCTGATGAAAAGGAACAAAGACATGCAACAAATCACCACAGCCTTGGTACTGGGAGCCAACCGCTACAAAGTCGAACGCCAAACCGGCGGCTACCTCTACCTGCTCGAACCCGGCGACCACGAAAATCCTGACGCCCTAGCCTTGGCATACGCAAGGTCAAAATGCCTTATGAAATGTACGATCAGCTTCGCGACAAACGCGTTCCAGCCGTATTTGACGTGCTCACGGAAGCCGAAAGAGCAGGCCAGGAAGCCGACAACGAAATTGCGGTCAGCGTACGTGGCGACGGCAAACTGACCGCCGAGACACTCAACGAACTTTTCGGAATATCGCTAGCGCCAAAGCCCCCGGCAAAGTCCCCGACCAACCGTTGCAAGGTGCCGCCTACGCACTGGTCATCGCCGCCAGCCGCTTCGAAGCCGAAGACGGGCGGCGCTACAGCAACATCGTCATCAGCCAAAAAACTAGCGGCCGCAACCCCAACCAGCTCGGCTTTGAAATCATCCGAATCCCCATCGCATGGGACTTGTTTGCCGCCTTTCAAGCCAAAGGCCTGCCCGGCGAATACAAGCTGCTCACCAGCCTGCGAAGCGGCTCCGGCTTCAAGGCACGTTTGAAAGTCGATGGCGTAGAAGGCGAAAACTACCTCGACCAAACGCGCCTGCATCAGCTTTTCGGCGTCCAACCGCAACAGCCTCAAGCCCCTCGACCGGCAAATCCTGAAGCCCCGGCTAAACCCGCCTAACCATGCACCGCGCCCTAATTCTCGCAATCCTAACCCTCCTGCCCCTAACCGGGCAGGCGGCCACTTGCTGGGAGATCGTTAACGCTCGTATTACGTTGTGTGATTCGGTGGGCGCGTGTGGGCCATATGTGACCAATTTGGCTATTCCTAGTTCGGCGCCCGTGGATCAGTGTGATGTCGCCCCGTTCCAAAATCCCACCGGAACCGGCGTAGGTCACGTCGTTTTGCTGGACTCATCCGACTGGTCGGCGGCAGCCAACGCTCAACTGGATTGGAATATTGTCCGCGAATCATTCGGCTGGGGAATGTTGTTATTCGTCACCGGGGCCGGTACGGGCCTGATTATTAATATCGTTCGAAGAGGACGCTAATTTAAACGAATTGGCGGTTTTTCCCCTGGCCGCCGATCTTGCTTTTTCAGGGGCTTTTTAGAGAGGTAATTCACATGGTAGACGCAGCAACCACGGCCATCACTGGCGCAACCGGCGATGCCAACACCGTAGCCGGCTTGATCATTGCCGCCGTAGCCGTCTCGGTGGCCGTTTCCATCGTCATCGGCCTGATGAAAAAGGCCTGATGGGAACCCTTGTCTCGGTACTCATAGGAACAGCATGGTGTTTAGCATTCATTGCCGGAATACGAGTTACCGCGATATGAAAAGCCCAGGCCGGTTTTATGCCGGCCTGGCATTCATCTTCCTAACGCTGGGGATTATCTCCCCAGCGTTCGCGGATAGTTATCCCGCTGTTGTGCACACGTATTATCAGGGCTACACGTCATCTAAATATGACACCTACGAGGGAGCCGGTACTGATTTATGCGCACATTACTCATGGACTCTAGGTTCGATTGGCACCAAGAGTTCGTCCAATTTTCAGATTTTCTGTAAGGACTCTAACAACGCCACCCATGGCGCTTATACGGGGTATGGGCCGTATACCGAAAAGTTATGTCCCGGTGGCGGCACAGTTTCCGGCACGTCCTGTATTAATGCCCCCGCGTGTGCGATTTATCAGGATCGCGGCTCCGACGGCGTTTGTCATGATCGCACCTGTGGCGCTAATCAACACCTCGACTATACAACCGGCGGATGCGTATATGACGCATGTCCCAATACCTGGGAAAGCCGCAACACATTAACCGGCGAGTGCGTACCCGACACGTGCGAAATATCCGGGCAAATTCGTAACGTAACAACTGGCGTATGCGAATGGCCGCCTAATTGTGAAGGCGACCAATTCCACGATGTTGACGGAACCTGCAAAGACCCGGAATGTTTAGGCGACTTGGTTTTAATCAACCATTACTGCGTCCCGAAGGTCACGTGCACGTCCACGCAGGTTTATGACCCCGTAAACAACGGCTGCGTCGATGTAACGCAAAACCCCGATCCTGGCACCGGCACCGGTTGGGATTGCACCACCGCCTCTAACGGCGTTGAGGTTTGCGGCTGTAACGGCACTGTCGGCGCTGACGGCACATGCAACGGTCAGCCTTTACCTCCTGGTGCGACCACTGGTGACGGTAGCGGGACTGGTACGGGCACCGGAACGGGCGACGGCAGCGGAACCGGCACAGGCACCGGAACGGGCGATGGCAGCGGAACGGGTACAGGCACGGGAACCGGCGATGGTACAGGCACAGGAACGGGCACGGGGGACGGTACTGGCACTGGTTCAGGTTCCGACCCGCAAGACGGCGGCACGGGCGGCACCGGTTTTAGTCCCGGCACGTATGGCAGCCCTCCCGGTATTGAAGGCGTCGAAGCCCAAGTAGCCGCGGCTAAAAGTGAACTTTCCTTGTTGATCTCCAATATCAAAAGCGAATCCCAAGCCATGATCGGGTCAACGTCTTTGGGCGGCGGCGGCAGCCTTCCGTGCTTTTCCGCCAGCACGTCTTACGGTGATGTCCGGCTCTGCTTGTCTGACTATGAAGACAAGCTCGTTTTGATTCGTTATGCCTTACTCCTGGTGGCATCCGTGGCCGCCGCCTTGATTATCCTGGGGTAGCTTATGGAAGCCGTTTTGGGTGTGCTGTTGACTTCGTGTGTCGCCATTTTCGGCGTAATCGACGGATGGTTCGGCCAAAAAATTTACGATTTTGCCACTTGGGCCTTCGCCCAGCTGGTGGAATATTTTGTGCTCGCCTCCATCAAGTTCCTGTTGGTGGTTATCCCGTTCGCCTGGGATGTTGCCGCACGATCCTTGCCGATTTGGATGTAAAAGGGTTCGTCTCCAGCGCCTGGAATTCCCTGCCGGGCGATGTTGCATCAGTTGCCGGCTTTTTCGGTATTCCGGAGTGCATCAACATCATTATGACGGCCCTGGCCACTCGCTTTGTCCTTCGCTTCATCCCCGGCATGAGGTAACGCCATGTCCATCAAAATCCACCACGGCCCGCCCGGTAGCTACAAAACCTCCGGTGCCGTCATGGACGACTTCATACCCGCGGCCAAAGCGGGTAGGGTGGTCATCACCAACGTCCGGGGGCTCTCCTCCCGTGAACGGGTAGCCGAAGCCCTGGATGGTGTTCCCGATACCTTCGAGCTGATCTACCTGCAAACCACCGAATGCCAGGACGCCTTGGAGAACCGCAGAAAGCTGTCCACGTTCTGGCACTGGGTCCCCAAAGGCGCATTCCTGCTTATCGACGAATGCAACACCATCTGGCCGACACACCTTCGGGAAAAAGACCTGGAGGCCCTGGACTACGCCGACAGCTACTTAAACGGCGGCGCTGATGATCGCCCCAGCTCCATCCTCACCGCCTTCGAAATGCACCGTCATTTCGGCTGGGACTTAGTGCTCACCACGCCCCATATCGACAAGGTGCACAAGATCATCCGGCAATGCGCCGAAGCGGCCTACAAGCACAAAAACCAAGCGCTCATCGGCATCAAAGGCCGTTACCTGGAAGCCTTCCACCTGGCCGAAGATTCAGGCCGTTCCGCCAGCGACTTCATGAACCTTCGTCAGCGAAAAATCTCCCCCGTCACCTGGAAGCTTTATGAATCCACCACTACAGGCACCTTCGCCGACACTATCGCCGGCACGCCGCTTTGGAAAAACCCTAAAGTTCTTCTTTTTGTGGGAATTATTGCCGCTTTTGGTGTCTTTCTATCATCTCGTGCACGGCCTTCTTTCCTGGGAGGGACGCCTCCTGCTATCCCTGGTGCGCCCGCTAAAACGCCCGGCGCAAATCCTGGTCAAAATCGCCCGGTGGGTACTGTCCCGCCTGCTGCTGCGTCTACTTCTCTGGCTGGGAATAGCCGTCAGCCTGGGCAAGCTGGCCCGTCACCTGATGTAGCCGAACACCCTTATGCCAAGGTGAATCTTCATATCGTCGGCAACGTCGTCGGCATGCGCGACGGCCGCCTTCAAAACGTCTACTACTTCCAAGCCACCCAAGACGGCCGCGCACTGTTCGACCTCTCCGACGCCGACTTAGGCCGTTCCGGCTACCGCGTCGAAAAAATCGCCCCCTGCGCCGTCCGCCTGACCTACAAGAAGGTCTACAGCGACTTCATTGTTTGCGACAAGCCGCAAATCAAGGCCGCGCCTCCGCCTCGGTTTGCGGCGTCCATCATTCCTGTAGCAGGTAATTAATTTGTCAGTGCCGCCGCAGCGTGGAGCAAGTGAGGACGTAGGACGAACGCGCGACAGCGCTAGGCGGCGCGTAATGTTTTCGCGGCAGACGTTCCTGTAACACGTCTATAGGTGTAACCCCGGAAGAGCCCGTATCGGCACAAAGCGACACATTGAAGGAGGAATAGTGGAAAAGTTAAAAAATTTGGAACCGGTGCCGACGAAGAAAACCGGTCGTAGACCTAAAGAACGACGGATAGAAAACGGCGTCCGCTTTTGTGAAACCCACTCCTACGACAGCCTGAGCAAAGGCGATAAGGGAGACCCGAACGGGAAAATCTTCATCGGTGCCGAAATGCACGACTTGACCCGCGTTGAAGTCGTCGGTTGCTCGATCGACACCGTCCGACAGCTCTATTCCGGCACCGTTAACCCGCAACGTCTACAAATCATCCGGCAGCTATTGGAAACCGGTGAACGCGTCTTCGGCGGCCACAAGCAAAGCCTCTGTCGGTCCAATGGCACGTCACCAAAATGGGCATGGCCTCCGGCTACCGTTACAAACTCCAGAATAACGACCTAGGCATGGTCATCCTGTTCGGTTCCTATTACCGCAGCGAAGAAACCATGTGCGAAGAACGCGGCCCCCACCTCAAGATAGAAGTCAGCCCCAAGAGAATCGCCGAAAGCGGCACCGATAACGTCCAATGGCATGCCGACCTTTGCGCCAACTGGTTCTTCGAAAGCGGCGATTGGGAACACTCCGGCGTAGCATCCACCTAGCCGCCGACGTGCAAGGCTGGGAACCCGGCCCCACCTTCAAAGAGCGTTTCCGCACCAAAGCCCGGGCCGTCCGCGACTACGACGGGATCACCCACCTAGAATTCGACGGCCTCTCCACCGTCGCCGTCAGCTACGGCAAAAAAGCCGCCGAATCCTACACCTACGGCAAGCACAGTAGCCTACAAACCGCCATCTACGACAAAAGCAAAGAAGTCCTCGCCAGCGACAAAAAAGACTTCTTCGACAAAGAATGGGAAGCCTACAGCCTCGGTCGATACGACAAAGACAAACCGGTTTGGCGCATCGAATACCGCTTTCACCACTCCGTCATTGCCCAATTCGCCGAAAGCGCCGGCCAAGACCTCAAGAAATTCACCGATCTGCTGCCCCACCTGGGCGACCTGTGGCGCTACGCCCTGCTAAGAAATCGCCTGGACGAAACGCCCAACGGCACCTACATAGATCCCTTGTGGCAATACCTCTATGATCGCATGAACGTCAGCTTCGGCCCCAGCGCGCGCCGTCTCACGCGCCAATACAAGAAAGACAGCGTAGCTCCCGCCGCCAAGAACTACGGTCAAATCATCGGTAACATCGTCAGCGTCTGCGCCAGAAGGGGCTACAACACCCGGCAAGTCATGCTCCAACTCAAGCGCCTGGACTTCTATGACGACCTGGTAAAGCTCTACCGCGATAACGGCAAAGGAGGGGAGCCCGCCCTGCGGGAAACCGTTGAAAAAGCTCTCTGTTTGCGGCGGCTTATTGGAAAGGCGGCGGCATGAATACGCCTGCAATCGCTATCTTGTTTGCTGACCGCGACGGCGTTTACTCGTCGTTTCCTGTCGACATTTGGGATAAGTCCCGCGACGCTCGTTGCTATGACGGTGACTCGCCTGTCGTTGCCCATCCTCCGTGTGAGTCGTGGGGCAAGCTTTATGCGATGAAGAAGGGCCGTCGTCTTGGCGATGATGACGGTTGTTTTGCTGCCGCTCTCGCTGCGGTGGAACGCGTCGGCGGTGTCCTCGAGCATCCTGAGGGTTCGTTTGCTTGGCCTAAATTCGGCCTATTGCCCCCGGAGCAGGGTAAAGGCTGGATCAAGGACCCTTTCCGGCCCGGCTGGTCCTGCCAAGTTTATCAAGGCCATTACGGCCACCCGGCGGCCAAGAGTACGTGGTTGTACTATGTCGGCTCTGTCCCTCCTCCTGCCCTTAATTTTTCCTCCTCTCCTGGCGGCCGTGATTTGTGCCGCCTCTCTAGCCGTGCTCGTCGTACAACACCGCTTTATTTCGCGCAGGCGTTGATTGACCTGGCGGAGTTGGCTCGCCGCGGTGAGCTGGTTGAGCTGGCGGGACGTGAGCAGCTGGCTGAGCTGGCGCGCCGGCGTGAGCTGGTCGACCTGGCGGTTCCTGGGAAACTGGCTTGGCCAATTAACCTGGTTCATCGATGCGACTTGGCTTACCTGGCGGTGCCGGCGCACCGGTCGCAGTTGGTTTAATTTCGGTGGCAATCAAAAAGACGGGCGGAGGTTGGCAGGTTGATATTCAACCGGCTGGCCGGGGTGGCAAGCGCTTTCGGAAAACGGTCACCACGCGGCGCGACGCCCAGCAGTGGGAAACTTGGGTGAAGGCTCAGGTGCAACAAGCCGCTGATTGGCAGCCGGATAAGAAAGATGCTCGTCGGCTTCGAGAACTGATAGACCTTTGGTATCGCTACCACGGGATCAATCTTAAATCCCACAAGGACACCTACAGCCGGCTTTGTGCCATGGCCGAAGCAATGGGGAATCCCCTTGCTTCGACCTTTGGCTCGCAGCGATTTGCCGAATATCGCGAAAGACGCTGTCTGGTGGTGTTTCGGCCAATACCTTGAATCGTGAGCACTCCTACCTAAAGGCGGTTTTTGGCGAGCTGAAAAGACTGGGGTATTGGAAAAGCGATAATCCGCTTACCAGTATTCGGCGTTACCGTATCCAGGAAAAGGAACTGTCCTACCTGACAACGCCGCAGATTGAGCACCTTTTTGAAGAACTGCAAAAGTCCAAAAATGCCGACGTATTGCTTGCTACTAAGATCGCTCTAGCGACGGGGGCGCGTTGGTCTGAAGCGCAGTTTTTACGGCGGGAACAGCTGCAAGGCGAAGCGGTAACGTTCACCAATACTAAGGCTGGTAAGAACCGGACGGTGCCGATTGCATCACGGCTGGCCGAAGAGCTGCGGGCGCATAAGGAAAGCGGCCGTCTTTTCGGGCCTTGCTACGGTGCCTTTCGTGAAGCGATGCAAAGGACCAAGATCGAACTGCCTGAAGGACAAATGGCTCACGTCCTTCGCCACACTTTTGCCAGCCACTTCATTATGAACGGCGGCAACATTCTTACCTTGCAGCGCATCTTGGGCCATTACAGCATCACGGTAACTATGCGTTATGCGCATCTAGCGCCGGATCACCTGGAAGAAGCCAAGAAAATGAATCCGCTGGCCGTGTTGACACTTAGTTGACACCTAGAAAAACAAAAGGGCTACGCCGAAGCGTAACCCTTTGTTTTTATTGGC